ACCCAGCTCTAGTTCGGATGAAAGTCATCTCAACTTCCTTTCCAGTTTCATTCTGCAGTTCACTGATGTAACGACGCATTTCCTGGTAGAAAGGAACATGGGCAAATCCATCAATTGAAATTCCATCGATATCGATAATCCATCGTTTTTCCAAAGTTTTCAGCTGACCAACAACAGAATCAAATAAATTTTGCTGACGATGTTGTCCGTTACCAATACGCTCAGCCAAAGCAACTAACATGTTCAACGACACATCGTGGTGGCTTTGCTTTTGGACATGGATATATGCCCTGGCTTTAAACATCTCGCAAAGTTCTTTAATCTCTTCATACCGCTTTTCAAGGTATTCAACACTTTCAACACAGTAGGTCTTAATAGTTCTAACAGATTGATGGTTAGACTTGTCAGTAGTCTGGTCTTTTTTACGCTTCAAAATATAAAGCATATAAAAGTCCCCCTCCTTTTCGAAGTTAAGCAGAGACTTGATTTGATGTAGGTTGTCAATCATAGGACAAAGATATTAAAAATATTTTAAATAAAAAACCCCCTTCTTTTCAGAAGAGGGTCGTGTTTTTAGTTTCACTCATTTAAGAACCATTCTCTTGTAATGTTGAATCACAATCATCCAAATACGAACCGACATAAAGATTCTCTATACCCAAAAAATTATGTATCCTTTTTTCAGTCTCAATTTTGGTTAGTCCTATCAATCGCATTTTTCTACTCAATTCTGGGCTTTCAACACTTGACCAGTACCATTCCTCTGAAAACTTTAGAATCACACTAGCCACTCTATCATTATCTTCATCAATGGTAAAGATATAACCACAAACCCCCTCGTAAGATGCACTATCCAAGAGTTTTTTAATTACTTTACTCTGTCGTTCAAATTTAGTTGAGTCAGTATTCAACTCCTCCCTGAGAATTCTTTTTATGGTTTCACTCAAGTTCATAATGATAAATATGAACTCAAATAAAAAACCCCCACTTTTACAGATGGAGGTCTCTCATGATATCAAAAACTAACTTAAGGGAAACCTTTTCCAAGATTGAGGTCAATTCGATTTTTGATGTAAAATCAGGCATCAACTTCTCTACTGTGGGTTAATTCTTTGGGACATTCGACCGACTGTAAAAGCCCAATATAAAGGGGGATGTACTTCCGATTGATGTAGTCTGCTCGTGAAACGGCAAGTTGTAGGTTGTTTTCCACCACAGCTTGAACAAAACTACCACCGGGGTATCCTACGTTCCATTTGGTACAAAGTATACTTTCTGATATGTTTAAAATGTGTTGGTATTCATCATCCGTGGGTGTGAACCCGTGAGTAAGGAACATTTCAAGTGCACAGTAGTCTTCAACCAACTGGCGGACTGTTTCGATTTGTTGAGTTTTGGTCATGTTTTTAGTTTTTATTAATCAACAATACAAACTTACAACGAAAATTTTATTCAACCAAATCTTTTTCAAAATTAATTTTTTGTTGTTTTTTCTCATCAACAAAACCTTGAACTCTCTTTCGAGCAACTTCGGTGTAGTTGGGTGACAATTCAATTCCAATCCAACGTCGGTCTAATACTTCTGCGGCAACTAAACTAGTTCCACTACCAGCAAATGGGTCCAATACAACATCATTCTTGTAAGTCAGAATTTTAATTGCTTTGGTTGGGATGTCCATTGAGAAAGTAGCTTTGGTCATACTCTTGGTATCGGCAAAGTAATTCCACTGTCCAAATACCAAGTCAATGAACTCTCTTTTTTGGTCTTCAGTATAGACCTTTTTTTGTTTGATAACACCATTCTCATCTTCAACATCAATCCATTCGTTTGCCCATTGAGGTTGACCCTTAATTTTTTTTATGTGTTCTTTCTTGTAAGCTAAGATAACACACTCTTTCGGGTTATAGATGTAAGGTGAACTTGGACTCATCCAACTTCCCCATGCGGTGGTACGACTACGGTGTGGTGACTCTTCTTCTAAATCAACAATACCGAAGAATTTGTATCCTATTTGTTTCATCGTTTGCCAAACCTCACTAACTAAGAATACTCGTCCACCTTTATCTTGACGATTAATCTCGTAGGGAATATTTAAAGCAATACGACCATCGTCCTTTAAGACCCGGTAAGCCTCGGTCATCCACTCTTTGGTAAAATTAAGGTACTCCTCAGGGGTCATATCATCGTTGTGCACATCATATGCGATATTTACACCGTAGGGTGGGGAGGTTAAAACAAGGTCAACTGACCCCTCAGGGATGGTTTTCATAACCTCAATACAATCTCCATTGAGGATTTTTTTAGTAAAATTTTCAATCATTTTTTTAGTTCATTAATTAATCCAAATACAAAAACAAGTAATATCAGTGGCCAACCAAGGACCACCAATATTATTTCAGTAAATTCAACTTCTTGTTGAGTTACAATCATAACATAATGGAATAACATTCCAAATATCGAACCCCAAAGAAGATATAAAATCATCGATTAGATTCCAAAAGTTGAATTTTTCTATCTAAATACCAAAGAGCCTTTTTAAGGTCTTGGATTTCTTTATCAGTTCCTTTTTTACCAGCCCGAGCGATGTACTTAAAAGTGTTACCAAGATGAAAATCCATTTCAAGAGCTTCAATCACTTTGATTACCTCATAGGTGTTTTCTACCCCCCCGTAATGTTCAGGGTGGTTTACATATTCATATGATTGTTGTTGTTCAGACATTTTCTTAACATCTGACCTTAAAATAGTTTTTAGTTCAAAATTTCCTTTGTTTTCAGACATATTATTTCAAAGTTAAAATGGGACAGTAATAGGTTTTCCAATCGGGATGCCAATAAAATCCTCCGTTTGCAGTTTGTTTATCAGGTCCGTCAATGTGATTCAACTCAATAGTCTCAAAGTCAATTTGACATATGGGTGACAAAATGTCATATTCTTCTTGAGACATATGTAATCCTTTCTCATCACCACGAGGATTATTAAAGAATGAAAGGATACCCCCCTCTTTAAGCATGTTCGGTGTATTCTTTAAGAAATCCCAAATCTGTTCATCCCAAGTGTCGATGTAGATACCATCAAACTTAGGTAAGTATTTAAGAAACCACTGCCAGTCTCCATGTAGGATTTTTACATTGGATTTAAGGTGCCACCCTTGGTCCATCATTTTAGTAAAGACATCTAAGTGAGGTTCAATAATCCAATGCTCGGTGTTGGGATATTTTTCAATTTCAGTGTCAATAATTCCCATTCCGAATCCTACATTGAGAACTCGTCCACCATTTCGGGTAATGACTTTTGCGGCTTGTTCCATAATGGGGCGTTCCCAATCCATCATTACCGCTTGTCCTGTTTCGTCCATTAACCTACCATCTTCTGTATAGGTTAGATGTTGTTGGAAATAAGGTTTACTCATCGTCCGAGCCTAATTTTTCTGCCTCTCTAAGTTCTTGAGAGTGGTCCCAATTAATACCCAAGTATGCCAAAGCCTCTTTAGCCTTTTCAGTATCAATCTTGGAGTTCATGGTGTAATTGATTTTATTAATTTGAATTGCAAGGTCCAAAGCTTCGGAAATAACTCTAACGATTTTATAGGGGTCACCATTCGATGCGGGGCGACGGTCCTCCACATAACCTTTCCATTCTTTGGAGGTTGCCAAAGGAACTCTAATGGAAGCTCCTCGGTCAGAAACACCCCAACTGAAAGTATCAATGGATTGGGTTTCGTGTTTACCAGTTAGACGAAGAGCGTTTTCTGAACCGTAGTTTTCAATGTGCTCTTTGTGACGACTATCGAAGGCTCTAAAAATATTGTGGAAGTACGCCTCACCACCTTCATCTCTCATCTTTTTGTTTGAGAAGTTACAATGCAGTCCTGAGCCATTCCAATCTCCTTGAACTGGTTTGGGGTGGAATTCAATTTTGAATCCGTACTCTTCACTCATCTGAAGAAGGATGTAACGAGCCATCCATAGGTCGTCACCCGCTTTTAACTTACCCATACTGAATACTTGGAACTCCCACTGACCAAGGAGAACCTCTGCATTTGTTCCTGTGATATCTATACCCGCTTTGATACACATCTCCATGTGGTTATCCACAAACTCTCTTCCGTGAACTTGCCCATTTCCAACACCACAGTAGTACTTACCTTGGGGTTCAGGGTATCCGTTCTTTGGAAATCCAAGTGGACGACCGTTTCGGTAGATGGTATACTCTTGTTCAAATCCAAACCAAAGGTCTTCCTCTTCAAACCCAACATTTGCACGACTATTTGTTTCATGGGGAGTACCATCAGGGTACATGACCTCACAAAGGACAAAATATGATTTCAGGTAACCTTTATTAAGGACATTAACATAAACTCTAACAGGTTTTAGGATACAATCCGAAAACTTACCCTCAGCTTGACGAGTTGAAGAACCGTCAAAACTCCACTCGGGACAATCCTCCAGAGAAACTCTTCCCTCAGCGTTCTTAATGTCTATTACTTTAACCTTACTTCTAAGGTTTGGCTCGGGGGTATAACCATCAAGCCATACATATTCTAATTTAATTTTCATAGTAATTCAAAATAAAATTTACCCAACTTGAGGGACTTCTTTAATCTGTTTCTAACAGAAAACAAAGGTTGTGTTGTAACGGATATTCCTCGACCGAAAAATCTTACCCAAGCAGTTCCTTTGGATAAAGAAAAAGCAAAGATAGGTAAACGAAAAATTCTTATCGAAACCGCCCAATGGTGTCTATTCATCACCCTATGTAGTTTTACGAACATAGTACTCCTTCCCCATCGAACTTTCTTCTACCACATCATCCTCAATTAACTTTTTCATTACTCTGTTGGTCACATCGTATTCTTGTTTGAGAATGTAACGAGCGATGTAACTGATATGAACAGGTTGACTAAGTTTACTCATTAGAGTCTTGAGGGTGATTTGGTCGATTTCCATTAGTCTTCTTTATTGGTTTTTTTCTTCTTCTTTGGTTTTTCTTCCACATCTGTGAGTGGCTGAGTTCCACGGACCTCTTTCTTCCAC